AAGTTTTGTGGAAAGTTTTCACTACTACTATCATTATAAGAACAAGTTATTGGAACCCATGTTCTCGTAGTAGAATCTGATAATTGACCACCAGAATAACTAGGGCTACTACCAGTAGCAGGATTTCCACTATTGTCCCAAGTATTATTTTTACCAAACCATATTTTTCCATTATCTAAATCTAAAGCACATTGCCATACATCACCAGATACTCCAATACTTAAAGTCATATTTGTTTCAGTACCAGCATTATATCTACTAGCATACGTGCCACTATTTGAATATGCAGAATATGCAGGACCTCCTCTAGCATCACTACCATCAGGATAAGAACTAGCTTGTGTAGCTACAAAAGTGCCATTATCAATATCAGATATACCTATAGGAAAACCATTACCTGATAAACTTTCATATTGATATGCTTCCCAATACCATTTTCCTGTACGCATACCATGAGTTCCTGCTGTTGTTCTCCAATCAGAGGTAGTATGAGTAAATAAAAGATTACCTTCACTAAATGTACCTGAATTAGGTTGTGTTAAAGGATTTAAAGTACAAATATTTCCACTACTAGGCATAATTAACTCCCAAATGTTGGACTATCAAGAACTTGATGGTCTGCTCCCATAGCTGTTGTAAAATCATTATTGTTCCCACTCGAATCATTGCCGAGGTCACTTGCATTTTCAAATCGGAGATAGAATCCTGTGGTACCATAATTACCTGTTGTATTGTGATAGTCTTTTGGAACCCATACACCATTTTTTGTTTCTCCAAAATAACTAGCATCATATGAATAACCATCTGCTAATATAAATTCTGCTAAATATCCTGCTAAAGGATAATCAGCGTTTGCATTACCATTACTTGCTACAGTTATTTGAGATGTACTACAAAATCCAGTTTCATAATTTTGACTAGGATAAGTTGTAGTACCAGGATCATTACCATAACTAATTAAACTTCCATTTACATAACTTCTTGTTCGATCGGTATTTGTTGATTGTGTGGTATCTATTCTATGTACTATATTTGTCCAACCAGTTGAGTCTCTATATCTTCCTTCACTATATGCTACTGCTTCAAGTCCACCATTTATACCAAAAGCTAGTTTACCCTCATTACCTGTTCCATTCATTTCAGTTAAAAAATTTATAGAGCTTGTTCTGTTAACTGTTGATGGGTCATCTGATTGTAATATCGCTGTTTGGTATTGAGCAGTCTCAGCTCTTTTTAACCAAAAAGAAATAGTAAGAGTTCTTCTATTGCCTGCACTACTAGGTGTTCTATATAATCTATCGGCATGAAGTCTGTCTAGTCTAACACTTTGTTCTATTTGATAAGAATAAAATGCACCACCACCACTTCCTGGATTTTGGAAAAATTCACCTTGTACTGGCATTATTTATGTCTCCTATGCAAATGCAAGTTGTGGTGCTCCTAGTTGTATAGAATCAGCAGCCTTAACAAAATATGGTATGACATCGACTGCATTAGCAGCTGTTGATATAGTTAAACCAGCACCACCTGCTGTTTCATAATCTGTGCCTAAACTTAATGTACGACTTCCAGTACCATCTTGAATAAATACTATGATACCAGATTGACCCACTGACTCCGTGCTTGGATTAGCTAAAGTAACATTACCTGTTGCTGTTAAAACAAAATTTTGATAGGTGTCAAAATCAAGTGTCACACTTCCTGTTTGTGATCCAGCGGTTTGTGTGCTACCCACTGCTCCTGCACCCATCAGTAATTTACCTTTAGCAGACATATCAAACGTTGCAGGTGTAACAGTAGAACCACCATCGTTACCTTTTATTAATAAATCTTTATCAGATACTTTAGTTTCTAAAATAACATCGCTAGAACTATTATGAAGTCTAGCCATTTCGGTGCCATCATCTTCATAGATAATACCACTAGCAGCAGTTCCTGCATCTAAGGTTATACCTCCCGCTGATTCAATATTAATACTATCTACGGCAGTACCATCTGCTACAAGATCTAAATCTCCATCTGCATTTGAGTGTACATAAGTACCAGTATCATTAAATGTTAATTTATTGGTACCGTTTAATGTTAATCCTGTGCCATCGGTATGAGTAAGAGTTGTATCGTTATCTGCTCCAAAACCTAATACAGAACTATCAGTATTTAATTTAACATCGTGATTAAATGTAGCAGTTCCTGCGTCACTACCATCTAATGTTAAAAAGGTAGTATCAGATGCCCCATCGGTTCCTTTAAAAATTATATCTGTATCACTACCTTGTGCATCAACTGTTATATTACCTGTTGTAGTAGCTAATGTTACCGCGGCATCTCCTGTTGTTAAATTATCTGCGGCTAAAGCATTAGCAACAAATAAATCAGAAACAGATATAACTTCGTCACTTCCGTCACAGTAAACCATATTTGATTTAGTAGTTGGTATGGTAACAGTTTGTGCTCCAGAACCTTGTTTCATAATGATGCTGTACCCACCAGTGGTAGCATTTTGAAAAACAAAATAAGCTGTTGTAGTAGTTGGAGCTATAGTTATTGTACAAGTTTGACTTAATGTTCCTGTAAATTTTATAATTCTATACATACCGTCTTGAAGATTACTAGCTCCATCAGTTGGAGATCCTGCTCTGACAGTAAGAGTTGCAGTAGATGCATCAGATAAAGCAACTGATTTATATGCTGCTATTCTATCTAAAATATCTATGTTGTAATTTGTTGTTGTACCCCAGGAGCCTGATTGCTCACCTGTGGCAATTTTTTCTATTCCATAACTTGTTGTAAACGATGATGCCATTTTTTCCTCCTATGCGGCTATTTCTACCCAATTTGGGGTTTGTGTTGTATCAATTTTTGACCACATGGTTGCAGTGCTTACTTGTGAGCTTGCACTAACTCCAGTTACTATTACTAACCCAGCTATACCCACGTTTGCAATATGGGATGTAGCGGATACTCCAGTTTCTGTCACAATAATACCTGCTCCTTCTACTATTGTTTCATCACCTGTGGCACTTGCAGCAACTACTCCTGTCGCTGATACAGTAATACCTGTTCCCTCTACTACTGATTCGTTTCCTGTTGAGCCTGTGGCTTCAACTCCTGTAACACCATGTCCTAATCCTACATCTACAGTTCCTATAGTGCTTGACGCTTGAACTCCTGTAACAAAAATAAGAGCTTGTGGTATTACAATGTCATTCACGACACCTGCGGCTTGAACTCCTGCGCTAATTCCTACGGTTATTCCTCCACCCTCTTGTATAGAGACATTAGATACGGTGCTTGCGGCTTGAACTCCTGTTTCACTAACTGTTATACCAGTGCCTTCAACAATAGTTCCAAAAATAGGTGTGCCCCATCCACCACTACTCCAAGTAGATCTTCCCCATCCTTGATTACCTATGTCAGTAGTTGCTGATACTCCTGTTGCACTTACAGTAACAGTTTGAACAGCAGTAACAGTTGCACTACTAATCGCAGAACTAGCCGATACTCCTGTTACAGAGGTGCTTACTGCAAAAGTGCCTTCGCCCCACGGACCAGCATTCCATGTTGATCTCCCCCACCCAGATGATATTGTTCCTGCTGTTGTTGCCGTACCACCCATACCAGAGTGTTGAGTACAATAATAATAAAGGTCTGGAGCTGATGCAGCTACTGTTATTTCTGTGTAAGCTCCTGAATTACCTGGAATACCTGAAGTAGTTACACCTGTAGTGTATTCGGAACCACCACTGTGAGTTCCGCCAGATGTTGTTGAAAATCGTAAAGGATGACCTCCGTTTGAAGAGTCGGACTGATCAAACCTATATGTGGCTCCTTCAAATAAATTTAAATTGGCTTGTCGTACGCCATTTATAAAATATTTATTGCCGTCACCAGTACTTACGACTGTTACAGTGTAAGTAAAATGCGACATACTATGCTATTCTAATTACTGCGTTATTTGCATCATTAGCTGGATATTGAATAGTAAAATCTCCAGAACTAGAAGATTTGTTACCACCAAAGTCTAATACTGCAACAGCTGGTTTTGCCGCGTGAGTAACAGTTCCTGCTGTTCCTGCATTTGTTAACGAATGATTATAAATAACTGCACATCTAGCATTACTAATTGTAGATGATGAAAAAGTAGTGTCTGCAAAATCTAAAAAAGCAGTAGGAACTGAAGATGAATTATCCGATAATCCAATAGTTACACTTGATAAAATTTGACCACCTGCGGTGTAATTAGTTCCACTAACCTCGTTACTGGTCGTATAACCTGTTAAATCTTCATTAGCATCTGTTCTACTCGCAGTAAACATAGCTACATAAAAATTGTCTGCTGAAATAGAGGAACTATCTCCACGAGAAGATGTTGTCCATCTATGAATACCTGCTAATATTTCTTTTTTAAAACTTCCACACATTGCTTGATTTATTGCCATTATAGCCTCCTAATTATTTCTGCCACGTCTTCGTGACCTTGTTTTTTCATTAATGCCCAAATTGTTGTTCTTTCACTTTGCGCCATTCTATTCATATAAAAAATCAGTATCTCTTTCAACTTCTTTCTGAATGCTATGGCTTGATCTCGTATGACAGGAGGAGCGTTTTCACTCACCATCATTATTTTATTCAAAGCCATGTCTGCCATTTCTTCGGCACTATGCCCACGATTAGAAGTAGTAACAACATTAACTGGTCCTAATTCGCTAGAGCTTTTGTTTGCTACCATTACGCAGTATCTCTTCTAAGATTATCGTATCTGTAAGCATCTCTAGTGTTCTTACCTTCTCCTAAATTCTTTAACCATTTCAGTGACTCTAGATATCTTGCGTTGTATAATTGCAACAGATCTGCTTCACCCTTCATAAATGTATATGCCTCTACTAAAGAAGCATATAACAAAGCTAATTCTGCATTTGTGCCTAACCAAGAAGTACCATCGGTGGTGGCAGTTATTGACGTTGGTCTATAAAAATAATGTAATTCCATTTGAAAACTTGCGTTTGGTGTTGGTGCTAATATAAAAGTGTCCTCATCCCAATCTGCATAGTATAAAGGTACTCCTGTAGTAGCAGGATTAGGAGTATAGTCTTGAACAAACGTTACGTGTTTGTATAATAAAAATTCATTGTTATCACTATTAATTACACTCAATGAAAAAGGTGATAAAAAATCTGTGGGTTTTACTAAAAACTTATTAGAGGAACTAGCAGAACCTAAAACATATTTTCTAAATACAGATAGCTCGCACTCTTTTAATATTCTCTCTTCTGCGTTTAATATAAATCTTGGCAACTGATTAACAAAAGTAGTTTCTGTATTTTGTGTGTAATCTTGTATTGCTGTTTTTAATGTTGTAAATGTATATGCCATAGTATTAATCTATAGGATAACTTGTTAAATGAGGATCGTCAACAGGACCTGCGGTAGCGTTATCTCCTCCACCTTTTGTGTTTCCAGTAGTAGCAGTTTCGCCACCTGTAGCAGTAAAAGTGTAAGAGTCAGAAGTTACTAAAGTACCTGTTGGTGCAATAACGGTAATTGTAAAACCTGTGCTTGTTTCTAACATAGATTTTGTAAATCCATCAAAACCTTGACACTCTCTAAAACGAACAATATCTCCTGTTGTTCTATTATGTCCAGGCTCTAAAACTGTAATTGTTGTACTGCCTGCATCTCCAGAAGTAAATGAATTAGGATTTAAAATAACTTGAGATATAGGCTCTACTCTATCTGCTCTACTAATTCTTAAAGCTTCGGGATCTGGTTTTATTTTTCTTGGTTGTATTTGTGGCTGTTTAGGCTCGTATTCATCTTTACCTACTAACAAACCATTCCACTCTTGTATCATATCTCTTAGTTTATAAGCTCTACCAGATCTATCAGAGATACCTAAAGCATATTTTCCTGAGGCGTATCTTCCCATTATGTCACTCTCAATGATGAATAAGAAGGAACCAATCTAAGACTTGTTCTTTCTCCGTCTTCGGAGGCGGCTCTTTGAAACTCTTCTTCGTAAATATCTTTTAACACACCTATTCTATTAGGCGCTCTTTTAACAGCTAAGTAGTAAGCAAGTCCTGCTACCATACAAGGTAAAAATCTAAAAGGTATATCACCAGTATTAACAGAAGTATCTGCATCTTCTATTCTTCTCACCCTGTAATATATTATTTGATCTGTAGAATTTTCAGGCATAGGCCAAAAAGTTATTGTAGGAGTTATTTGTCTATCCACAAAGTATTGCGTTGGTCTGCCTTGTGTATCTTTATTAGCAATAGCTAAATAATCTCCTCTACTTAATCTAGTTAAAATAGTATCAGAGCCACTTCTTCGAACAGATACCTCTAATACATCAACGGTAGATTGAATAGTTTCTAAAGATATTGCAGAAGAAAGTGTAGTAGTAGCACTGCTACTAGAACC